CCGCTGGCACCCAGCAGCCCGTCAAGGGCGTCCGCGGCTTCTTCCCGCGTGCCGCCTTTGCGCACCGATTGCGTGATGACCTCGCTGATCTGCCGCTGGCCACGCCGCCGTCCTTCGACGCCTTCGGATGCATAGGCGGTGTTCGAGATCGCGGCGACCTGCTGGTCATAGGCCATCGTCTCGGATAGCGGCCGCCTGGCCACCGCGACCCCGGCCGCGATGCCGGCGCCAATGGCCGCCAACCCTTTACCCCATTCGCTGGGGGTCTTGAGCTGGCGCATCTCCCGTTGCAGCATCCTGACCTTGTGCTGGGCCGCCTCGGCCGCGCGGGCCAACTCGCGGCCGGAGACGCGGCCGGATTCCTCCAGGCGCCGGTACGCGATGGCGGTCTGGATGATCTCCCGCTGCAACGACTTTTCCGAGCGGATACCCAACTGCGTGCGGGCGCTGTGCAAGCGCTCGGCATCACGCAGGACGCGAGACGAAGCGCTGCGCGAGGCGGCCATCTGCTGCTGTGCCAGCACCACGCTGGCACGGCGGCTTTGGTCGCTGTAGCGGGCATTGGCTGCGCCGACCGTGGCGGCGTCTCGTTGCTGCTGGCGCGCGGCTTCGTGGTTCTTCTGCGCAATGACAGAAACCGCCTGGCCGGCTTCCCGGCTGCCCCGGTCGTTGACAACGATCTCCAGGGCGACCTTCATATTGGTGGTGGACACGCGGGGTCTCTAACTATGCGATGGTGTTCGGGTCGGGGCGGACTGCCTTGCGGCGGGTTCGCCTCTTGGGCTTGATTCGGCGTTGGCTGACGATGCGGCGGGTTGTGGATGCGCCCGAGTCCGTGCCGACGCCGTTCAATTCAGCCAGGGCTTGCAGGAAGCCGTTGACCTGGGCCAGGGTCAGGGTGCGGACGCGCTGCTCGGGGATGCCGTACCGTCCCAGGATGAGGATGATCTTTCGGTAGGCTCGCAGTCGCTGCTCGGCAGCAGCCGCTTTTTTTTTGCCTCGGCCAGCTCCGCATAGATCACGTCCATGTCGGCCGGGTCGATCTCGGCCAGCAGCTCGTATCCGATGTCATCGGCCGGGATATCGCCCAGACGCTCCATGCACGCGGCAAACATGGCCAGGTCGATGCGCACGCCCGAGGCGTCCGGGTGGGCTTCCAGGGCGTCGACGTTGTCGCCCATGGTCGGCAGGCGCATCGAGAAATCGTAATGACGGCGGCCGCCGTAGGGAACGCCGTAGACCAGCGTGCCGGCGGCCTTGATCTCATGGTCTTCCTGGGTCACGGCGCCAGGGCGTTGGGGGTGCGTGGTCATTCTTCCACCTTCTTGACTGCAAACATGGACAGGGTGCGGCGCGCCTCGTTGTCGACGGTGTACTGCTGGCCGACTTCGGAGGTGCAGCAGTTCAGATACGTCTCGCGCTTGCCGCCGGGCGATGCCGGATATACGGTGATGGTCGCGCCGAAGACCTCGCCCCATTTGATGTCGTCGTCGAGCGGGATGGGAACCGTCACGCGCAGCGTGTATTCCTTGATGCCCTTGGCAACGCCGCCGATATTGCGGTCGCGGTTCATCACCTTGACCGGCTTCATGCCGGTCGTTTCGGTCACGTCGATGTCGATGACTTCGACCTCGCGGCCGTCCAGCTCCATGATGATGGCGCCGGCATATTCTTTAATTGCCATGGATGGCTCCTTATTGAGTCCGGGCGACCCGTTAAACGATCAGGTCGATGCGACCGGCAAAAACATGCATGCCGTGAACGATGGGCGCGGGAATGGCGGCCACGCACATCCCTTTGTTGTGGCCGTGCTTTTGCACCACCAGTTGGTCCTTGTACTGGTCGATGTTCTGTAAGATCTCCATGTCTTGGCAGGCGTAGGCAACCTCCAGGATGACCGTGCGCACCTTCGGCGGCGTCTTGTCCGACAGCAGCTCGCGCGGGAAGCGCTTCGCAATTGCCTGGCGGCACGCCTTGCGGAAGTAGTGCAGCGTGCGAAACACCGTGATATCCAGGCAGGTGTCATCCGGGATGTTCTGCTCGTCGACCAGGTAGGTCGAGATCGCGCGCACGATTTGCACGCGGTTGCCCGGTCCCACCACAATCGGCGTGACGCCGTTGTGCAGGGCGTTCTCCTGCTCTTTGCGCCCCGGCTTGTCTTCCTGGTCGGTGACGTCCAGGCCCTTGATCTCCAGCGTATCCAGCGGCCGGGCCGGGTGTTCCTCGCTGGCCATGACGGCGGCATAGCCGGCGGCGATCTCGCCGCCCGTGCATTTGGACTTGTTGTACCAGCCCAGGGACATGATGCGGCAGTTGATTTCCGGGGCGATGGTAGTCGCGGCGGCCAGGGTGCCGGCGGTGCCGGCAATGCCGATTGCGTCGCGCTGCTCCAATGGGCTGCCCAGTTCCTCCAGATGACTACGGAATGCCAGCAGCGCCTCCTTGCTCGCGAACGGGCAAACGCGGATTTCGTGCGAGGCTCCGAAGGCCGCAGCGTAGGCCGGGCGTAGGTCAGGATCGCGATCACCTGTCTGCGAAGTCAACAGGACGGTGCCTGACGCCCCTGTTGACGTACGCGTTACAAAGGCGATTCTGATTTGCCGGCCGGCTTCCCCTTTGTTCTTCGCATGGAAAATTACCCCTCCGGTCTCCATCTGACTATCGGTCGCGCTAAACGCCGTAACAGGCAAATCGGGCCGGCCTTTAATCGCATCGATGACGGCGTAGGCGATGGCGCCGCCATTCATGCCGACGTCCAACCCCACGCTGACCGACTCCTTGCCGATCTCGACCGTCAGGATGCCGGGAGCGACTTGCGCCTTAGCCGGGAAATCAAGTCTCCATTGGGCCTCGTGGGCGGACACGTCGTCATCGACCGCGATAACGGAGATCTGCGCGTTCGGGTTGGCCTCGATGGCGGCGATGACCATGCGATGCGCGATAGACCCCGCGCCGAAATAAACGGCGGCGTCCTTGTCGTTGAACACGTCCACGAGCTTGAGCGCCGGCACCCAGCCGCTGTCCAGGCGCTGGCCATAGATCAGGACGCGTTGCAGGTTGGTCGGCAGCGAGTTGCGGGCCAGCTTGGTGTTGAACTCGAAATACACCCCAGGTTTGAGCGTGCTTTCAGGGATTTGATCCAGTTGGATTTCTGCCATGTCAGGCTCCTTTGTTCTTGGTCGTGCGGGCGCGCGCGCTCTCGGCAGGCGCTACCTGGTCGGCGGTGGTCGAATCGGCGGCGGGTTTCGCGGGCGCTTTGGCCTGGTCGGTTTCCGGGCTGGTCTTGGCGGGCGCGGTCTGGTCGGCGGCCGGCTCGGCTTCGCACGGGACCAGGTCTTTATCCGCCAGGCGGCGTAGGTAGTAGGTGGACTCCTGCACCGATACGGCCTTGTCTTCGGTGATGTACTTGCGTGCGTTGTTCTCGTAGGGAACGCGCATTCCCGGGGCAGCCTTGACTGTGATGATGGTCATTTTTCATTCCTTGTTTAGTTCCACCAGGTCGGTGGCGTCGGGTGGGTCGGTGTCGCTGCGTCCGGCCAGGCGGTAGTCCAGTTGGACAGCGGTGAGCCACAGATAGGGGGTGTCGGTCATGCCGCCCGCCTCGGCAAGCGTCAGATCCGGGTCGGTGGCCTGTGGATTGCCGATGTCGTCAGGGTTGGGGCTGGGCCATCGGCCATTGGCCAGGACGTGTTCTACCCACTTCACATCAAACTCGGCGGCGAAAATCGACGTAGCGTCACCCTTGGCGCGGGCGTTGAACAGCGGCCGAACAGCGCCTGGCGCCATCTGGCCCACGTCATCAAGGCCAAAGTCCTGGCCCGTCAGCAGCCGGCGGATGGCCGTCACCAGCAGGTCGGTGCCGATTTCCTCGCGCGAGCCGGTGCGGGCGGCCGACTCGGAGCGCACCGACCGCTGGCCGGCCATGACGGTGAAGCGGCCGCGCGCCAGGTACTTGGTGCGGGCGGTATTCATCGGCCGGCTGTCCTGGATGCCCAGGAAGGCGACCCAGACGGCGGGAAGCCGGCGCACCACTGCGCCCAGGTCATCGTCCAGCTCGCCGCCGTAGGTGGTGACGCTCTTGACCAGCTTGCCCAGGCCGAGGGTGAGCCGCTCGACCATGGCGGCCTGGATGCGGCTGATAATGACGTCGCGCGCCATGATCAAAACGCTCCTGATCCATGCCGCGCAAAGACGCGCGTACCCTGCAAGAACTGCACATCGCCATCCGCGCTGGGCGTGATGCCGTCATCGGCGGCCGGCCCCAGCGTCACCTTGCCGCTGGCCACCAGCTCCAGATACCGAACGGCGGCCTTGTAGCGCTCGCCGATGGCGCTGGTTTCCAGGCGCTCGTCGCCGGTCAGCATGTACCGGGCGATGTTGCAGCAGATGGTCGCCAGGTGCGCCGGCATGGGATCGAGCGGCAGGCGGTAGCGTCCGGCGAGATAGGTGTCGATCTCGGCGGATGCGTCGGTTAACGCCCCGTCCAGAATGGCCGAGTCGATCTCGCCGGTGTCCTCGGGGTCGGCCAGGGACAGCACCTCGCTGCGGCCGAACTTGCGCACCATATCGTCGGCGGTGGCGTACATGGCGCGTTAGCTGCGGCTGTTGGAGCGGCCGCGGCCGCGAGCGGCTGCGGCGGGCGGCGTGGCGGCTTCGACCTGCGCCACCTGGCCGGCGTCGCTGTCCACTTCCATTTCGGTGGCCAGCAGGTTCCTGTCGCCCTTGATCGCGGCGAGCTTCTTCTTGCCCTGTGCGTCCGCGAAATCCTCCATGGGGATGTCCACGGGGTCGGCGCCGAACTGATAGCCGGCGCGGCGGAAGCTGTCGGTACGCGCCAAGACGCGCAGCACTTGGATTTTGTCGGCCATGTGGCCCTCCTGAATCGGTATCGGTAGCCGCCGCCCTCGATGGCCATGGGCGGCGGGTGGGTCGCTATGCCAGGCTTATGGCCTCGCCTGGGCTTGGGTCGCTGCGGGGGGGTATTTGCGCGGTGGTTCGGTTATGCCAGCCAGGGAACGTCCAGCACGTCGACGACGTCGCGGTTGATGTTGGTCGCGCCGTTGGCGCTGCG